AAACTCGCTTATTCGTTTGATCTATCGGCGGCTACTGATCGTTTACCATTAATTCTACAGATAAAACTCTTGAACTTTATTATGCCTCAGTTGGGGGACCATTGAGCTAATCTTTTGGTAAACCGAGATTACTCGGTTCCGCCTCGAGAAGGTGTTACTTTGCCTTCTTCAGTAAGATATGCTTGTGGACAACCCATGGGGGCTTTAAGTTCTTGAGCTATGTTGGCATTAACGCATCATTTTATTATTCAGTATGCTGCTTATAAAGTTTATTCCAAACATGTTTGGTTTAAGCTTTATCTTGTTCTCGGGGATGACGTAGTTATCCTCGATAAACGAGTGGCTAAGGAATATTTAAATTTGATGAATCAGCTATCCGTTGGTGTTAACTTGGCCAAAAGCCTCGTTAGTCCCATCGGATTTGCTGAGTTCGCTAAACGCCTTATTGGACCTGACGGCCTATATTCTGGAGTCTCTCTTCGAGAGTTTTCTAGTTTGTATAGTAGTTGAGCTTCAGTTTTAGAAATTATTTCCAAAACTAAAGCCTCTCTTACAAGCTACCTCCGTTTTCTAGGTTACGGTCCGTTATCTGCAGGAAATTCTGCTTGATCCTGACATCCTAATTGAAACCTAAAGAGATGATTCATGGAATCTCACGAGGTGATGAGCGTTCATTTACGCTATCATTTCCGTGGACTACATCATTATCTCGCTTATTTAGGTAGATCTATTTTATTTTCTTATAGATCTAAATTAGAATCTCGATTAAGACAGATGCGTCATCTTGATCCAAGCCTTGTTGGTTCTCATCTTATGAATCATCTAATGGTTACACACTTGCGTGTTCCCACTTCAGATGAACATGTAGGAGTTAGACTTCTAGCTCATCGTTGATTCGATGAGATTATGTTGCCTTACTCCTTAGATTGAGTTCCTAGAGGACGTTCCAATAAGTCTGGAGAGAGACACCTTGCGGTTCTCCCTCGTGACGATTTGGTTCGTATGGTGGAATCCATCGAGAGTCTCGCTTTTGAGCTCTTCGTGGATTCTCCGTTATGGAGTCATTTGGTTTGAGGTCGGAGAGAAGACTATATGAAATTGGCTAAGGAGTGATTGGACCTTTACTATCCGTCAAATGCGG